GGGTCCATTTCATTCTGGACTTCAATGGCAGAGGCTCCGCGAGGGAGAGCCCATGTGAAGCCCCATCGGCTGGTAGACTTGCTACCTCCATGATAAATACATCCTGCTGCTCCAGACATCTTCTCAACAATGCGATCAGGGGATGTTCGCCCATCATAAATCACAGACCACTCATAGTCTGAATACTCAGACTCCCATTTGCGAACGACATCCGTTGTGATATACTTGCCATCAATGACAACGACCCACTTCTTCTCAGTAGCATTTTGTTGCCAAGACGGTTTCAAATACTTTCGGAGAATCTGGATATCTTCCACATGAACTTCACTTCTCGCTGTATAAGGCACTTGGATAAGCTCCTTACACCAAATCTGAACATTTTGCTTGTGGCTCAATACGGGGAGCTGCGCCTCATTCCAGTGGAAGCAAGCAAGATAAGGCTCAATCACTCCTTCCTGCGCAAAGAACTCGCCATTTCCATACTTCTCTCTCAGCTGAAGCACCTTGGGTAGGAATTTTACCATATAACTCTCACATGATTTCTCATACTCCTCCAACCAAGGAATTGCGAAACAAAGGTCAGACTGGTAGGAGGGATGAATTGGACTGAGCTGAGACTTGGACCACGCCTCTTTAGAAACATCATCCTTTCCAATATAAATCTGATTATACCCATACGTGAGGCCCTGAGGAGTCTGGAATGCGTTTGTATATTTATACAGTTGGAGACTCTCTTCAGGATGAGGATTCATTCCACCTGACTTCCAAAAATATCGTTCTCCTCTCTCTAACATCTTACAATAGACATCTAAGGCCTTGGGTTTGATGCCCCGAAGTCTGCGCTCAAACATTCCATAGTCTAATTTCTCAAACTTGTATGGGCTCATGTCAAACACGGGTTCCATATCATGAAATCCAGTGGGATCTACATACATATAACAAGGTCTATCTACAATATCTTGAGGGTCATAGGTGCGAAGATTCGAAAGATGAAGGTGAAATGTCTTTAGGGAGAGGGACGGATTCACAATCAAAAACTTCTTGCGAAGCATCTCCACAGTAATTGCGTTGTCACATCCAGCCTTTCCAAAGGGAATGTCGAGTTGCTTCATATCCCATTGTTTCGACTTGACACTTGTGGAGAGGAATCCCCATGTATCTTGGCTGTCATTGCGAGGCCCAAAGAGTTTAGGAGGAGCATCATCTTCTTGGATGTCCCAACGCAAGAGAGAAAGGAAGACATTGTCTAAGTCGACAGACCAAGCATCTCTCCAAGACGAGTCATCCAGATAAATATCCGCATTTCCAAAGACACAAATGACATTGTCAGGGACATTCTTGATAATCCACTCCACAACAATCTTATAGGATAACCGCCTTCCAACAATTGCTTGCTGAAGTTTGCTTGATGTTGGAAGTTCATCTGTCTCATCGCGTTCATTCAAGAGGATAACCTTGTCAATCACCGATGATTTTAGATTATGCTCCAAACATTTCTTAATCTCTTTTTGCCTTCTTAATTTCTCTGGTGTATAATACTGTGTAATATACCAAAGCGGCATAGGAGACTCATTGGTCAATTGAATCTGCATCTTAAGTTCAGCAAAATACTTCAACCGATTGGACGTATAATTCTCTGTCATTCCAATTAATCTAGACATTCGCAGAATAGCAGACATCATCAGAATACCATCATCTGGCGTCTTATCCCATTCATCCCCCAAAAAAGGATACATGAGATGAGCCTCTTCCATAACAATAACATTGCTTAGCTGAAGCGAACGAAATTTCTGGAAACCAATGGCGAGGACGAGTCCTTTGGGAATAAACATCATCTTATAGTCGGCATGGTCAAGTGAAAGGAAAAAATCAATCTCTTCTTGCGAACTATCCAAGAGCAGAAAGAAATCCACTTGCTTTCCTTGCTCTTTCCATCTCTGTATATCACGAATTCCTACACAGGCTGTCTCCCATCGATTCCAGGGAATGGATGGATCCTGATTTTTAAGCCAAACAAGTGTCTTTTTGGTGCGTGACAGACTTGCTTCACTTCTCAAAATACGGATAGCAGCTCCTGTCTTGGGATTCCGAGCCAACATTTCTAGACTTTCTTTGTGGAAAGTGTTTAAACCTACTTCTCCTTATCTTGTAGAATGAACCGTCAAGACATCTGTATTCTCCTCAATAGCACACCCAAGTATTTTTATCTTCTTCCTCTACAACTTACACTTCTCAGACGCTATGCCCCCTCTTTACACTGGCCTATTTACTTTGCGACGGAACTCCCTGAAGACCCTATCGCAAAACAACTAGAAACAGAGTTTCATGTAAAGATTCTACCACTCCCTGAAGAAAAAGCTGGATTTTTAGAGAGTCGCGAAACCGCGTTGCGCCTTTTGCCGTCTGAAATCCTCTATGTCTTACCTCTTCAAGAAGATTTCTTATTGGATAGAGCACCTGATATCGAGAATTTACTGGATGCATTATTTATTTTGGATACAGACCGCACTGTCAGTAGTCTCCGTCTAATGCCCTGCCCTGGTCCGCACAAAGAAGATACTCTGTATATCAAAGACAAACCATGGCGTCTCTTGGGTCCCAAAAATAACTATCTCTTTACATATCAAGCGACACTTTGGAGACGACTGGATGTAACTATTTATCTTACAACCCTGTTAGAATCTATAGAGAAAAATTTCAAAAATCGCAGCGCTGCAGACGTAAAGTATCTTGCTCTTACAACAAATGTAGGAGAAGGACTCTATGGACAAAAAGTGTTAAAACAATGCCTTCCAGATACAATCCATCTGTGCTGGCCTCGTGCTCACGAAAATCCGAACGCTGTCTACTTGTGTCCATGGCCATATCGTCCAACGGCCGTCACACGGGGTCGCTTAGAGCCGTTTGCGGTAGAATTATTCCAACGTGAAGGCGTAAAATTTGAACGGCCAACGGGCAACACCCTCGACTAACCACACCATGAATATCTTCTTGCTTGATTTGGACCCCAAAAAGTGTGCTGAGGCTCACGGAGACAAGCATGTTGTCAAGATGCTTCTAGAAGCTTGCCAACTCTTGTATACTGCTCATTGGGTCATCTTCTATCCGCATATTTTGGAATACAAGGCTCCTTCCAAGCTTGCGATTGTTCAAAAGCACCTCAGTATCCCTGATACAATTATGACTGCTCCACCGAGTATCAGTAGGCCCAAGGAGCCTGGCTTCCGTCCTTGTCATATTCATCATCCGTGTGCTGTCTGGGTGAGGGACTCTCTCCAAAACTATATCTTTCTCGCAGAGTTGGCAATTTGTTTGGCAGATGAATTCAAGTTCCGTTATCCAAAGAAAGGCGCCCATGCGTGTGAATCTCACGCCCATTGGCTTCTTGATAATTATCCGATGTTTATGGTTGACGGTGGTATGACGCCCTTTGTTCAAGCCATGGACATTCAATACAAGCGAGAGGACCCCATTGAAGGGTATCGCAACTATTACTTGACGTCAAAGAAAGAACGTGGTCTCTTGACTTACAAAGGTCGTAACCCTCCGTCCTGGGTTTATACTGTATTGTCTAAGACGACCGAGGCGCAAATAGACGAAGCAGGTGTCGCAAAGAATTGATTGGTTGTAGGAACTCTCGTTCCAAAGGTGTGATGAAGACTGAGAGTGCTAAACTGAGTGTCATTGCGGAGGGTAGATAATACGAGAGGATTGTTAATTAAAAAGCGTGTTTTTTCTTGGAAAAAGAATGCCAAGTTAATGGCATTCGCATTCAAAATATAATAAGTAATACTTTCTTGACCAATGATATTGGGAGTCGAAAAATTAACACCTCTTACTAAGAAACTATTGAATTGATAATCGCGAGATATAGCATCATAATAAACAAATTGGATATTCGGTTTCAATTCAATATCAAGTTTTGTTGTAGAAGGAATAATCTGCTGACGAAGAGCTGCTCCTAACTCAAACCGAATGCTACTGAGTGATATAGTGGTTGCTGAGATACTGGAATATAGATACCCAACATTTGACCAATTTCCACTTAAGTTGTTGGAATAGGTAGAGCGAAAGATTTGGCTTGTTGACAAATAGCCAATACTTCCTAAACCCACAATGCTGCTTGTAAGCTGTGTTGTAGAGACATAACGACTTGATGCGAGACCTGCGACTGTGCTTGTTAGCTGTGATGTGGACACATATCCCAACGAACCCAACGATGTAATACTGCTGAAAAGTTGAGACGAAGACAGATATCCAAGAGTTCCCAATCCATTAAGGCTACTTGTTAGACTACTTGTCAATTGCGAAGACGAAATATAACCAAGAGTTACCAATCCATTAATGCTACTGGTCAATTGAGATGACGAAACATATCCGAGTGATCCCAAACCAGTAAGACTACTCAGAAGTTGGCTTGACGAGATATATCCAACTGTTCCTAAGCCAATCACTGTGCTCACAATAGGGGCTTGCACCACAGCAGAAGAAAGATACCCTGCTGTTCCTAATCCTTCCACTGTGCTAATCATTGTCGCATCATAGAAAGACGTGCTCACATACCCAGCTGTGCCTAAACCAGCGACAGTGCTCGGCAAATAGGAGATAATTGTACTCGTATAGACTAAGGATATGAATTGGGCTGTAGAAAACAGCTCACCTGATAATGTGCTTATCGTAGCCGGAAGATTTGGGAACCCAATAGTGCTCAGAGTAACGTTAGGACTTACAAAGGATGCCGTGCCTTTTGTCAATGCTGTTAAGACATACCCCGTAGAAAAGGGCATATTGTTAGAAATATCATACGCAAAAATTCTACGAAGTGCTATAGATTGCGTATCATATGTTTTTCTTGAACCTGCAACTCCTTTTTGGTTGTCACACATCTATTTTGATTTGTAGAATTATATATAGGGAGCTGTTCCATACGCGGCAAGTTCTGAATCTGAAAGTTGCGCTTCTAAGAGACAATACACCTATCGGCATCTATTATAAGGAATAGAAAGATAAACCATCGCATACGACCGTAGTCACTACACCTGGAGCAAGAACAGCAGGGCTTGTAGTATTCACTGTAAAGTTTTCAGTGCTGCCGTCCAAATTTTTAATGACAGCATTCCATCCATTTTCAACAGCAGGAAGATTCACTGTAAGACTAGCAGTCGCTGTGCTAAATAAGAAATATTTACCAATATCCTCAGAAAAGAGTTGTGGATTCGCTGCTCCTAACGTTGAAACTACAACATTGACCTTCACATTCGCCAATTGATTTGTGCTGTAGAAGAGCTTTGTTGCTGTCACATCTGTCGTTAATGCTCCTGCGGTGCCTTGAGCAGCACCTTCAGGGGCTGCTAAGTAAACAGAACTAATATAGAGTGAGCCCAAACTACCATTACTATTTGTAATGGTAAGTGTGCTAATGGTTCCTGTGTAGGCTTGCCCAGCAGTAAGAGCATAGCTATAATTAGTAGCTCCAAATGTCGTGAAATTGGTCTGGCCAGTAATAGACAACTGGCTTGTTGTTAGTCCTCTGAAAGGAGTAATTCCATCAACATTTGTGCTAGTTGTTACATAAACTCCAATATCATTTACAAGATTTAAAAACGTAAGTCCAGGAGAAATAATTTGATTTTGTGTAGAAACTACATCATTCGCAAAGACAATACTACTGACAGCAGGATAGGTCGCCCACCGTGTGGCTGTTGAGACAAGTTGAGCTGTTGTCACATCTCCAATGCCTCCACTGCCCGTTGACAAATATCCAGCCGTTCCAAGCCCACCAACAGTGCTTAGAAGATTGGAATTTACAACTGCGATTTCATTATTGAGTTGAACAATCGTTGCGCGCGCGTTGACAAGACCCTGGAGTGTCAAAATCTCTATGCCCGTCGAAACAGCAAGGCCATTTATCGTGGAATAGATACTTGAGACATTGAAACCTGAGGCTGTTGATAAAGATCCTATGGTTGAACCAAAGAAACTGCTTGTTACATACAAGCCAGCCACTGTGCTTAGAGTGCTTGGACCAGCACTATACGCAACGTTACTAATATTTAAGTATCCCTCACTTGTAAATGTGCTAATTGTAAAGAAGATAGAATTGGTTGTGACATTCGTGCTCAACTGAATATCGTTGTATCCTAAGAAGCGCAGCAGTGAGGAAGGAGAACTCGCAGTCAGAAAATCACCGCCCCATGTGAGAAGAGAGGATGTAATAGTAGAAGCAGACGGTGTTACCTTCACTTGATTAAATCCATATATACCAGTAGAAATCGTTGTATTTGAAGCAGTGGCTCCACCGATAAACAATGTATTTGTGCCAGGATCTGAGCGGAGGACAATTCCATTTTCTCCTGCGAAGAGAACCGATGAATCTAACTGATTGCCTGAGAAGGCTTGAAGGGTGTTTCCACCACTCAAATCAAATTGACTAAAGGCTTTGGCGAATAAAGTTGTCTGATTGGATCCTGCTGAACCATTCACCATTCCAATATTTTCACCAGCAAGCAAGCGAAATTTATTGTAACTTAAATCTGCCGTATAGGTTGCTGCGCTCGTAATAATTTCATTAAATGACGGATTCAGACCGAGAGAACTCGGAACTGCCCAGAATGTCCCACCTGCTCCATCTGCCGTCAGCGCACGTAATGCTGGGACATTACTGTTGCCAGGGTTTTTGGCAAAGACTGTCCTCAGCGTTATGCTGTCGGTATCATATGTGCGGCGACTTGATGCCATCTCTATTCAATTAGGGTAGATTCTGAATAGACAAAAAGACCGAATTCGTAGAACCAAATTGTACTTGAATATCACCTGTTGTAAATCCAGGTGTTAAGTTTGACGTAACACTGTCAGGTAAATTGTGAACCAAATAATAATCATAGGCATAGTTGTTTATGATTGCACTTCCTGGAATTTGGAGTTGAATCGGTTGCTGATAGACGTTTCCAAAGCCTGAGGCCTGTGTTCCAGCATAGACCCAACTAGATGCGATGTTATTTGATAAATAGTTGGGCCCATAAGCCAACATGCTACTCATATTGATAAGCTTGTAGGCGCTAGCACCTGTATTGAGACGAGGAAACACGAAGGTCGGATAGATCTCTAGATTTATACGAGATGTATTCAAAATATAACTGGAAAACCTATCCAACGAAATTTTCGCAGTTGAAAAGAACATATTTGTGCCCAACGTAGCATCAGGATATCTGACTGGAGAATAGACTCCATTCGAACCTTGATACGTTAAGGAAGACAATACAAATGTGCTTAAGAAGACAAGGGTGTTCACAGAAGAAACAATTATCGTTCCACCATAAATATTCAATGTTCCAGCATTATCAATAAAAAAAGAAGTTTGGAGGTTTGTGCTGAGTCCAGCAGTTGTGCTGACAAGTGCGCCTGTAGAAACATATCTAGAAGCATCTTGAAACCAAGAAACAGTGCTTGTCAGCTGTGATGTGCTAACATATCCATAGGTGCCTAAACTTGATACTGTGCTCATAAGTTGAGCAGGGTTAATGAACTGTTTGATGATACTGCTATAAAATGTGCTAAAGAGGGTTGTTGAAATTCCTTCAACGGTACTTACCAATTGAGAGGTTGAAATGTAACCAGCCGTCCCTAAGCCAGCTACAGTACTAGTAATTTGTGGAGCTAAAAGAAGCCCAGCAGTTGTGCTTACAAGTGCGCCTGTAGAAACATAGCGTGATGGATCTAAAAACCATGCTACAGTGCTTGTTAGCTGCGACGTGCTCACATAATTTACAGTGCCTAATCCTTCAACTGTGCTTACAAGTTGAGGCGTGCTAAGATATCCTAGGCTCCCAAGTCCTACTGTTGTGCTTGTCAGCTGGTCATCATAAATTCCAGAAGAAATATACGATTGCCCTAGCACTGTAGACAATGATGACAGCCCTATTAACAAACTTGAGACTTGTGTAGACAAGGACGCAACAGTGCTACTCAAACTATTAATTGTGCTAGGCAGATAGCCAATTCCTGGGCCTGCTGTGCTGAGATTTTGAAATGGATTCATCCATACCAAACCACCTATACCATCCGTAGTCACAACATAATTTGTTGAAATAGGCATATTTGTGTCAGGATCTAGCGCGAATAATGTTCGCATGATTAACATCTCAGTATCATACGAGTGTCGCAGCGCATTGTTGAGATCCATACGGCACTTCTCTTCGGATGTTAGAAGAGATATTTAAGCATATATCCTATAGAGATAGAATAGAATGACCGCTGGTGGAGGCTTACTTCAATTGGTCGCAAGAGGAAAACAAGACATTTTCCTGACCGGAAATCCACAAATTACGTGGTTCAAAATGGTGTATAGACGTTACACAAACTTTGCAGTGGAAAGCATGCCTCTGTATTTTGATGGAGATCCTGATTTTGGAAAACGCCTGACTTGTTTAATTCCCCGTCGTGGTGACTTGTTAGGACCTGTCTTTTTGGAAGTAACACTCCCTGCCTTAACCCTGGCTGGGTCTGTTGATCCCGTTTCCTACGCCAATGCAATTGGCCATGCTCTCATTGAAGAAATCAGCATTGAAGTCGGTGAGCAAGAGATTGACAAACAAACGGGTGAATGGATGGAAATCTGGTCGAATTTAACCACAACAGAAGACCAAAAATTTGGGTTTTATGATATGATTGGCAAGGCCGATGGATTTATGCCACCTACATTGTATGGTCCCTTGAAACTCTATATTCCTTTGCGCTTCTGGTTCTGTAAAAATCCCGGACTCTACCTACCACTTCTTGCGCTTCAATATCACCCCATCCGTATCAATATCACACTGAGACCTCTCCAAAAGTTATTCTATACAACTGAATTGGTGGCGAATTGCGATACACTGGCGGTGAATCCTGCGAAAATTACCAATATGCAACTGTGGGGCGATTACGTCTATTTAGACGTAGAGGAACGCAGACGTTTTGTCAGTAATGCTCACGAGTATCTCATTGAGCAAGTCCAATATACACCGAGCATTGGTCTGCCTGAATCGGCATCGCAGTTCCAGTGCCGCGTAGAGTTCAATCACCCGATTCGCGAGTTTATTTTCGTGCTTCAACGCAATGTTATGGAGAGTTATCACGAGTGGTTCAATTACAGTAGTTTGCCCATCTCCGAAGTAGGTGTTCGCAGAGATTTGCTATCAAATGCGCTCCTTCAACTGGATGGTCAAGATAGATTTCAAGAACGAGACGCGGGCTATTTCCGACTTGTTCAGCCTTGGCAGCGTCACACTGTGATTCCCAATGAAGATTTTATCTATGTCTATAGTTTCGCATTGAGACCAGAAGACCTCCAACCGACGGGTTCTATGAATGCCTCTCGCATTGACAGCATTGTCTGGCAACTGACAACAAATCAAACAACTGTCCCTCCAAGAGGAAATTGCGTCACACGTATCTATGCCACGAACCACAATGTTCTGCGTGTTGTGGACGGATTTGGTGGGTTGCTCTTTACAATCTAAATTCGCTGCTTATAAGAGTTCAAAACTCAGAAAAGCAAAGAATCGTATAAATAGCAATGAGCGCAGACGCCCAGAAAAGCGATTTTAAACCAAATGCATCTCACGGAGACTTTTGGGGCGGATATATGGTAGATGCTTGGTTTTATAAAGTTCTTGCCTTTTTCCCTATAACAGGATTTTTGGGCATTGATAAATTGGCTCTCCGATCACCTTTTACGGCTGTCATGAAGTTCCTTATCAATCTATTTTTCTGGGGAGCTTGGTATTTCTACGATATACTTCAATTGATAAGCGAGAAAGAATCGGAATTTGTGGGAAAATACGGATTCTCAACTCCCTATGGTGTCAGCGGTCATGGATATAAGCTTCTTCATAATGTGTCTAAATCGAAAGTGGATGAATTTTCACAACCCTCTCCCTACAACGGTGGTCTTCTCTCTACTCTTTTGCTGATTGTCTACATTGGATTGACCCTTTTCATTGGATTTTCAGGTATCCCCAATATACTCGTGGGTGATTTCAATGGTGGCCTTCTAAAACTCTTTAGCAATTTCTTGATTTTACCCTTTATCTTCTACCTCTTTTCGCAAATCCTAGAGTTTTTCAGAAGTGGCTCTGTCCAAAAGGACGGCGTGAGTCATCCTTGGCCACTCTATCCTTTGCTCACCATTTTTGAAAAATATCCAGCTACAAACTTGATTGGAGAAGAGAAGGCAAAACAAGAGCTTGCGGCTCACACTACAAAATATGCCGAGGCCATCAAAACAGGCAAACTTCCTCTCATTCCAGAAATCATTGTGGCTATCTTTGCAAAGGCCTATGAGGCAGCAAACAACATTCCTGTTGTCGCTGCATTCACTACAGTTTCTTCCGCAAAAGGGGCTGTCCAGGCCACAAGTGATATGGCACAATCAGCGGCAAAAGTGGGTCAGAAACTAGCCACTGCGGTTGAAAAACGTATTTCTCAAAATCCAAACGAAATGATTGATAAATTACTCGGACCATCTAGTCCTCCTGCTTTGCCTGCTGCTCCTGCTTTACCAGCTGTGCCAGCACCACAGAAAGGAGGTGGAACATCCGATATCTTCCCGAAGGACCTCGATACAATTATGGTCATGGGCATGGGTGTTCTGATAGCAGGTGGATTTGCCGCGGCCCTGCTTCGCAAATTCGCTGTTCCTAGAAGACAGGAAGATGACGAGTATCCCCGAAAAGTCTACGAACGAGATGACTCTCCTCCGAACCCAGGAAGAGTTTGAGGTCTTGTTAGGTCGTGCTCATACAGAGAATCCGATTCCACCCTTGACAGTGATTTATTTTACCGCAAAGTGGTGTAACGCCTGTAAGAAATTAAACCTTCCTGAGATTCAAGCTATGTTGCCCAAAGCATCTTGGTTAAAGTGTGACATTGATTTGAATGATTATACGGCAGGATACTGTGGAATCCGCAGCATCCCCACCTTTCTTATCATCAAGGATAAGAAACTTATGAGTCAATTAGGTGATTCAAGAACAGAAAAGGTGGTTGAATGGCTAAAAAGGTTTGCTGAGTAACAACAGATGAACGCAGACGTTATTATTATAGGAGCTGGCATAGCAGGTCTTCACTGTGGTATTGAATTATTACAGAAAAGACCTTCTTTAAAGATAGTGATTCTCGAGAAATATACATATACTGGAGGACGCGTGGTGACCTATCATAAAGAAATTGAAGATGTGAAAGGAGGGTGTGCGACGCTCCAATGGGAAAATGGCGCAGGTCGCATTCATACAAGTCACAAGAAAGTCTTGGGATACCTGAAACAATACAACCTTCATACAATCCCTATTGGTGAGAAAATGCTCTATGAAGAAGATGGCATACTTACAAAAAATATTTTTACAGAAACCATCAGGCTACTCAGTCCTGTGATACGAGAGCTTCCTTCTGACGTTTTGGCAAAGCATACGTTACGTGATATCCTTCAACATATTTTGGGAAAGGAAAAGGCAGATGCGCTTCTCTTACAATTCCCCTATCGTGCGGAAGTGGATACACTCCGTGCTGATATGGGACTGATCTCGTTTGAAGATGAAATGTCAACCTATAGTGGCTATGTAGTTGTTCAAGAAGGTCTTTCTGCGCTCATGGAGTGTATGAAACAGGAGTTTGAGTCCCTCGGTGGGTCTCTTCTGTATGGCCAACCTGTAACAGAGATTGAAACTCTGGGTGCTATGGTGCTTGTGAAAACAAAGGCAAAGGAAGGAGACGTGGTATGGCAAACTCCTACTCTCATTTGTGCGCTTCATCGTGACGCCTTTGCTGAGATTCCTCTGTTTCAAGAGTGGCACATGCTTCAGAAGGTCAAAATGGAACCTCTTGTGCGAACCTATGCTGTCTTCCCAACAGAAAAAGGAAAAAGCTGGTTTTCGGAGATTCCGAAAGTGACAAGTGCGGGTCCTGTCAGACAGTTCATTCCTATTAATCCAGCGTGCGGAACAGTCATGCTTTCCTATACGGATGGAAAAGATGCGCGAAATGTTTTGGCGCTTTTACAGAAGCAAGGAGAAGAAGCGACAGGAGACTTTCTGGTTGATCAGGTTCGTTTAATGTTTCCTGACAAAGAGATTCCAGACCCTTTGTTCTTTAAAAGTCATCCATGGACCTCTGGTTGTAGCTATTGGTTACCTGGAGACTATGACCCCTATGAGCAATCCAAAGAAGCACTCAAGCCCTTTTCAGACAAAAATATTTATTGCTGTGGTGAAAGCTTCTCAACACGACAGGCCTGGATGGAAGGCGCAGTCGAGCATGCGGATTTGTTATTGAGCACCTATTTCTAAGTCTGTGGTGTCTCCTCCTTCTTTGTATAGTAGACATGCCGAAGACCATAACGCCTTTGGCACTTCTCCAAGAATATCTGACAGTCACGACACGGAGCTGAATTTCCAAAATGCTTCTCACATGTGAGGCGATTTGTATGGATACGCATTACATACAAATCACATCCTCTGAGTTGGCTGATATCACCAAACTCCTTGATAACATTTCGCTCAGCATGTATAGTATAGTTGGAAAAGCCACATCCCTGAGAACGAGATCCCAGACGGTTAGATGCCACGGCGAGAATCTTTCCTCTGCGGACAAGCATCGCTACATGGAAGCTGATAATTTCACTCTGGCGAAGCCGCATCGTATTGGGGTCCATGAGGAACTGCTCAACAAGTGCGTAATCGCTAGAGCGAATGGGTCTAGCCATTTGTCTGAATATAATGAAGGAGTGGGTAAACACCATTGGGTGGGCTTGCCTTTTCAATTTTACGCTGGAGTCGTTTCTGCATATAAATATATTCTTCTAATTTGAAATTTGCTGGTCTTGAATTATCACCTGAATGCATATCATATGTATCATAATAACAATCCTGTGTTGGTTTTTCTTTCAAAAAAAGAACACTGCTATATGTGTTCATACAGTAAAGAGCTGGCTCTTCCGGGTCTGGCACATGAACATTCATAGGGATGCGTAAAATATTCCGAAGCCATTCACTGTTGTCTGCTCCTCCGAATATACGCTTAGACCATTCAATATCTTCTCCCATAGACCATAATCGTTGCTCGTCCAGTGGATGTCTTTGGAAGAAATCACGTTTGACAACAAAGAAATTTCCAGGAACATACATTCCTTTTGGATTACAATAGTCATAAGGCAATAACACATTCCCATAAATAGGATCATTAGGAAGACCAATCCAATCCATTGCTCTCCTCCCATTGATTTCTTTCATTTTACACATTACGACATCCCACTTCGGCGTCTGATTTTGGAATTCTAGGAATCCTGAATACCATCCTTTCTCTAAGGCTATGTAATCATGCATCAATACTAGATTCTCATATTTCGCAATCTGAGCTAGAATATTTTTCTTCTTTGTTATCCATCCACATGGAGTTATATGTTCAGGAAACTCATATACGGTTGTGTGTGAACGTTGATATTGAAACGAGCCGATTACAATAATTTCATATTCAGGTATAGTTTCTTGTTCAATACTATCAATAATTCTATGAATAAAGGCAGTTTGACCACCTGAAGTAATAATTCCAAAGGTGAATTTCATCTTTGAAGAAATATATATCGTCTCTTTAGAAGACTATGGCTCCTACGAAGATTGAGATTGACGGGAAGATGTACACATTGACGCCTATGAATGGAAATAACGAGGAAGAAGAGAATATGACTGAAGAGAATATCACTAGTATGAAAACATTTTCAAGAGGAGGTGCGAAGAAAGGAAAAAAGGAGAAGAAATCTGGCAAGACTCGCAAATTAAGCCCCTATATGAAGTTCGCCCAGGAAGCTCGCAAGAAGATTGTGGCTGAGCATCCTGAATGGAAGTCCGACATCATCAAGGTTGGCAAGGAGATTGGTGCCATGTGGCGTGAATTATCCGATGAGGAGAAGAAGAAGTATTAATGCAAAGACCTTGTCGCCAACTCGTCTGCTCTATGATTTCCATCAAACGGAAATTCTGTTTTTAGTGCTGTCTGATGTGCTTTTACATGTTGTAACTTCACACGAGGCATTCTGTCTAGTCTATCACACAAGGGTTTAATGAGGTCAATATTCTGAATGATCCCACCATCACTCTTTTTCCACCCATGGCTCTTCCATCCTTTGGCCCATTTTGTCAAACAATTGATACTGTATTCAGAATCAGACCAGACTTTGATTTCTGTATGGTCTGTTAGCCATGTAGAGCCATGCTGGTCAATTAAATCAAAGGCAGCTTGGATACCTCTTAGTTCCGCACGATTGTTTGTTTGAGGTTCATTCAACAGAAGACGTTGGCTGATGTCCAAACGGGTGTCTTTATAGACGTGAACACCATATCCTCCTTTGGCGTTTCGCTTTCCATTGTCGGAGCATGCTCCGTCTGTAAAGATATGAAAGGGATTGGAATAGACTTGAACAGGAACACTCTTTACCTCTTCTCTCTTTGTGCTACCAATCATGGGCTCCAAAATGCTTTCGGGGACAACTCTGGAAGATTCGGGTTTGAAGTATTTATCTAGAAAACTCTTTACGGACATCTCTGGTCTCTCTATAGATGGATACACACTTACTATTAAGCCTTTTCCACATTTTTGCAGTCGTTCCATTTTTCCTGTACATCGCACTGAGTCGTGCCAACACCCCTTACTCAGTCTATAAGGCAGCCTTTGTAGTGGGTATCTTAATAACATTGTATCATGGGTATAAATCCATTCTAAAGTTTAAGGCAGGCTCTCAAAGCCTCTGGGTGAATCTACTTCATGTTCTCTTTGTGGGACCTTTGCTTATCTATATCGGACTGAATGAACAACAGACACCCAGAGCAGCATATGAGTTGTTAGCTATCACGGGCTTTGGTGCTGCTGGATATCACATTTATCATCTGATTAACTCAATGAACCTTGTTGAAAAAAAGGATTGATAGGTGGAACACCCGCTTGAAGTTTACTGGATAGAAACAGCAATATTATGGGTATTCAGACACTTTAGAATATGATAATTGAAAGAAGTTCCACTCTTGTAATTCTTCTGGCAACAATTACAACGGTAAATCTTCTTCTTCTCCTCTTCTTGAATCTCTAAATATTGATTCACAGTGATCGAGCAGTGCTTTCGAGCCTTGTGAATTTCAAGATTTCCACGTGTAATCGACTCAAACTCACAACCAGGGACATCACAATGAAACATCTCTACATTGGTGACTGTCTCTGGATGACGAGACGCAATATGAGTCTCTAGGGCTAGCTTATGAAGAAACGGATAGTTACAGTGCTTACAGATGTATGAACAATTGCCCTCATGTTGTTTCTTCAAATGATAATGAAGCGTGGAAGGATTGCCATGTGGATGAGCAGGCGTGGGCTTGGGTTTGAAACTACAAAGATGACATAGAAGGTGGCCAGTCTCATCACGTTTATAACTCACAAGCTCCTTTTTCTTTGTTTCAGAGGGGGGTATCATAGGGGGTTTGCGTCAATGGGGCCCCCTCGCCGTTCAATTTTTGCGGGCCAAGTCTAAACACATTCTATGAATCTTTCTCAATGTATATCTTCACACTCGCGATTGGAGCAGACTATCGCAAGGCGTTAGAGAAAGCCCTGGCGTCGAAAGTGTTTTATGCGAAACAACACGGATACACCTATGTCCAAGGGGATGAGGCGGATTGGGATAGAGAGCGACCCATTTCTTGGTCCAAAGTGCCCTTTCTTTTAAAACAGCTTCAAACGGTGCCTGAAGGAGCGCTTGTATGGCTCAGTGACGCAGATGTCTTTATTACAAACCCCAGCTTGAAGTTGGAAGAACATGTTGCTCCCTTGCTCCCTCCCGAAAAAGACATGTTGATGGCCTTCGATTCGTGTGGCCATATCAACGCTGGGAATATTGTGATGCGAAATACAGCCTGGCTTCGTGACTTTTGGAAGAGAGTCTATGAGCAGATGGATGTTATCTATCATATCTGGTGGGAGAATGCTGGAATCTTGAAATTGATGGAGAAACATGATTCCGATTCGCAAAAAATTGAGATTACAAAAGACTGTCGCCGCTTCAACGCGTATTTGATGGGTCTCCCCAATGCGCCTCTTTGGGAACCTGGTGATTTTCTCGTTCATTTCGCAGGAGTCTACGATAGCAAGAAAATGAGTTCTCTCATTGATGAAATTCTGGCAGGGAAGGTTCCCAGGCTCTCAATGTTTTAATTTCTTCACAATAAATATAGAAATGTCTGAGACTCGCAAGAATATCCAGACGGGAGGCAAGATGATGACTACGGGATCCAAGTCCCAGGTGTTTCACGGCACCGCCAAGCACACTTCCGGTGGCTTGACCAAGAAGGATTTGATGAAGACTCGCAAGGGCCGCATTGTGTCCAAGAAGAAGCACGCCGCGGGCCTCAAGGCCTTGAAGCAGTTGAAGAAGGCTGGCTATGTCGCCAAGAAGGGCACCTTCAAGCTTTTCAAAAAGCAATAAGCTATTTGAAAAGCAACATAGCGCGAAGCGCTATCAAGTTGTTTAAGAAGCAGTAAGCTTCTGAAACAACACCTGATTGCAAAGCAATCTCAAGCTTTTCAAAAAGCAATAAATAACTAGGGTGTAAAATTTAAACCAATTCACTGTAGGTCAATAGGTAGAACTACAATGAATTCAATCCCTTGCTCTCTTTGTAATGAAGAAGGACATAAATCACATAAGTGTCCTATGTTGGTTTCTCCCTTGAAAGAGGGCTTCTTTCAACCTCCAGGAGGCAGACCTGCCTCTGGTGACGATGACGATGACGAAAAATTGAACGGTTGTGTCGTTGAGTTGAAAGCAACTCGCTATCAATGTCTGAAGCCACATTCAACGTCGGTGATGTTGTCACCTATGAGACACTGGACATGGAAAGCTACAGTCGCGGTTATGGTATAAATTATGAGAGCAAAGGCTCTACCATTGTTTCCATTTGTTATAAGTTAGCAAATGGAGACATTGTGGAACAAAAGCAGCTTCAGCGTGTAGAGTCTAAATCGGAAGAGACAAAGACTGTTCAGAATGGATCTCCAAAGTGAATACAAAGAATTCTTTGACGAGTTAGGTCAAGCTGCCACCTATACCTATAAATTTTTGGACTTGTTTAAAGTGAATCTTGGAAATGGCGAAGACAATGATGGAAATAAATTGGTGAAAGGAATTCATTGGTCCAAAGATTGCTCGGATGAGGAACTTACTGATGAACAACTCAAAGAACTCAAATCCTATTTGAAACAAGCAAAATCATGGGTTCGCAAGGAAAAGAAAGCTGCGAAGCCGTCTGAATGTCGTCGGAAAATGTGGTTCTTTGTTCAAAAACTCTTAGAATTTGGTGCGTTTACACGTGGAGAGCGTCGTGAGATGATTGTTTGGATGGACAACTTTAATTTTTTAATGGGCGTGAAAGTTGTCTACGATGAAGATGACTAATTATTTCGCGGAAGCGATTCTATCTGCTAACTCTCGTAAGAAACTCGCAGCTTCTGTCATATCAAAGGGCTCATTGGGAGGTTCCCCTTCTGCGATATCATACCAATACAAATTTCCAGACCTTTCTGATTCTCCGAGGGAGGACCAGACAAGTCCAGCTTTGGCTGCTCTCAGTTCGGGCAATACAGATGATAAATTAAAATGAGACAACTTTGCGGAACCCATTCGGGTCATTAATGCGTCTTCAATCCTGCCTTTGTCTAGACCACCCGAAAAAAACATACAATCCCAGGCCTGTTGGGGTCTGCTTGTTCCAAATCCAATGAATGTAGACTCTCCTACATGAAGTTTACTGAGAATCGCAGAGGTGGGTTCATCTCCTAGCCAAACAACTCGTAAGGGTTTTGTTGCGTTCGTAATATAGGTGAGCGCAAGACGCAACTCTAACGCGTCACGCACTTTAAACACAGCATCCCATTCAATAGAAAGAGACCATTTTGGGACATACTTTCTCCCATCCGCAATTAATAAAACACGTCGTCCTCTTCCCAAAAGCTCTTGCTCCAATACATGAAGCCTGTTCGGGAGTAAATGTTCATCCCCAATAAGCCAAATCTTCTGACCCTTTAAAGAGCTACCAAAGCCCTCTACACGAACAGTGTCCATTGTCTAGATCTTTCATTCAGTTAATCCTTTCTTTTTTTCCGCGTCTGCGATCGTTTTAGAATCTCTCGTAAGAGTGTCTGAGACCGTGAAAATGTTCGCCGATGGTTCATTTGTTTTTTGGTTAAATTACTATACCCTATCCGTTGGGTTGCTAAATGAGGATAGGTTGTCCATTGATAAAATCTATCTCTATAATACACATCAATCTTTGTATTCGGAGCTTCTTTTAAAAGTCTATCATAATTTCGTTCCTGGTGAAGAATAAATTGAGCCCCATAGGCACTAAAATCAATAAGAGAAGGATTCTTGGATATCAGTTTTGCCTTAAAAATATACGACCCACCCCCATTAAAAATATCCCATTCCTCTCGTCTCTTCCATAAAACGGGGAGTAATTCCTCAAATCTCTCTTTGGACTTTGGCTGTAGAAAACAATCATCTTCTAAGACCAAGACCCAAGGATACTTTCTCTCTTTCGCAATCTGAATACATTTCAAATGAGATTTATTGCATCCCATCCAACCAATTTTTTGTTGAATCGCATCAACTCTTTCATAGGGCACATCCCATTCATCCAGTTGTTTGGAAATCTGCTTCCATCTATCTGTTCGCTTTTTGAGATTAATTACGAGAATCGGAGGAAATTGCATCCCTACTATCTGTACAGACAGAAAAACTTTTTGTCATCTCCCCTGGGGTATAGTGTGCTCGCTCGGGCATCATACAGAGACTGCCTTGTAACAAAGGCTTTCCAGGATAACAAATGACTAACCCTTTATTGGTGAGCACATAGTCTTCGTCTGTATGATAAAAGATATGGAGGTCCAACGCTCGTTTTCCAGCTTCCTGGATCAGGTGTTCAAAGGTGACTCCATCCTTTGCGTGAATGAGTCTGCGCTTACATGAGGCTAACCACTCCAAACTGACTTTGTATTCAGGTTTATCATGACCTAACCATAGATGATTCTCATGAAACCAGACATCTACTTCTACATGATTTCCTTGGAGAGTGCGTTGGATGAGGATGCCAAAATTATTCTCAAATCCTTTCATGGGGCCCGAGATATTTCCACGATGACATATTTGTTGATAGACAGGAACCTCAAAGTAATCTTCACGTTCTTTCTCAGTCATTCTCCAACTGGCTTTTCCAACTCGCCATTGATTCACTCGCAGCTCCCCAAGAAAGCACTCACTCCAACGGGTCAATTCCTTTTCTAACTTCATTAACAGAATTCCGCTTGGTTCTGACGTCCAGCGGAACAACGTTGTATGAAGAATATCATTGGTATAAGGTATCTCACACGGAAGTCCATGGCTTTCTAAGGCTTGCTGAATTTGTTGGCGAACGCGCAGAACTTTTTGCTCATCCTCACAATATCCTGCCAATGCTACACCTGTCGGTGTCCACACAAGCCCTTTATAACGAATCCAGAGAGCTAGATTGCTTTGCGCAGTCACATCGGACACACACTTCATAGCGTTTAAGAGAATTTCCTCGGCATGCGGATAGCTTCCAAACTTGATGAATTGAAGCAATGTCTGATGAAGGAGTCCCTCAGATTGATAAGGAACCGGATTGTAAAAACAGGCTTTGTCTCCCACAATTGTTTTAAGACGGGTGACAAGGCGTTGAAACGATGGCTGGAGATACCAATCTCCAAGACTATACACAGCCACGCATCGCCCTTTGCTTAAATCAGGATTGACCACAGGTTTTGTTCTAAACCAAACGTTCTTTTCATTCATAGTCTCATAGATTGCTTCCATTTAGTGGTTCTTTTAGAAACTCTCTACAAAATGTCTCTAGGTCTTCAGGAATGCCCAGACCCCACATGCCTGAGCAAAGTTTCACACGCACATGTTGCCCATCCGCAATGGCTTCATTGTAAACAGGACAGACATAGAACTCATTTTTGACCCGGATATTCTTCTCAATCATCTGCTTCGCATATTTCACATAGTCTGCGCCTCTGCGCCACCCATAAAGACCCACTGTGGCATAGGGAGAAATCCACTTCTTTTCTTGAACTTCTGTGACATGTCCATCGTGATTCACTTTCGCATACGACCACTTTACGTCATAGGGATTGGGCTGATAAAAGGTTAAGATATTTCCATCATACGCAGGATTCAAGCGCGTCTTGTAAAAGACGTCTGGGTCCCATTCCAAATACTGATCTGAATTGATAATGAGTAAAGGGTCTGAATTGTTGATTTCATTTTCTGCCAATAAAACGGAGCACGCTGCTCCTTCTGTAAGTCTATCTGTTGTATGATAGGTGTAACTCACATTCGATGGGACATCCCAAAAGAGTGAATCTAGCGTATTTCCAGTCACATACGAGCTTCGGACAATCAGATGGAACTTCAGTTTATAATGGTCCAAAGGAATGTGCTTGGGAATCATATTTTCAATGACCCAGCGAATCATGGGTTTTCCACCCACAGGAATGAACGGCTTGGGAATTGTGTATCCCGCATCTTTAAAACGAGACCCTTCTCCTGCCATCGGAATGACAACATGAAATGTAACGGGTTTTGCATAGGGAAGCGTTCGTGGAAACAACTGACCCCGTTTCTCAATGCTATACAACGTCTCCCTCAGAAGTGTTAATGTCACATCTTCTGCGTCTTCCACTTCTAATACATGTGCGCCTGAAGCATACGCAGCTGCGCGTCCGAAAGGACTATCTTCTACAATTAAACATTCCTCTTTCTTGAGAAAGCATTTCGTCATGGCCAACTCATACATTTCAGGAGAGGGTTTCGGATTTTGAACATCTTCATTGCTAAATGTCTCTTCAAAATACTCCTGAATACCCAACAAACGAAGTGTCATATCCAGAGTTTTTCTCACAGAATTTGAGCAACAGAACAGTCGGAATCCCTGGTTGTTCAATGTAATCAGCAAAAGTTTTAGAGACTCCTTGGGTTTTACAAGAGAAGGGAGTCTTTCTTGTGTCAAGGCCTGTTTCAGTTCAAAGAGAGTTACTGCTTCTGCTTCTGAAATCCAGCCTAGTTCGACACATCGTTTGATTTTTAGTTTGGTAGATAATCCATCAAACTCTTTTTCATGTTGAACCCATGTAAGAACCTTTTCTGGATTGACGTGTTGGAGTGCGTCCCGAAAGGTTTCAAAATGGAGCACTCTTGAATTGACTAATACGCCATCTAAGTCAAACAAGATGGACTTGATTGGATGCATTCTAGACTAGAAAATATCCTCTCTAGTTTAGATGAGCCGCAACCTTCAAATCTTTGGAACAGCAGTTCTCTTGTTGGCTGTAGTTGATTTGCCTTGGCTTCTTCTGATTGGGGAAACAGCACAGAAATTAGTTCACCGTATTCAAGGCTCTGAGCTAACGCTGAAGTTTCTGCCTGCGTTTGTTGTCTATCTCGCTCTCGCCTACCTTGTTCTCCAAGTGGAATCACCCATGGAAGCATTTAAGATGGGTGTCGCTACCTATGCCGTGTATGATTTTACCAATCTTGCTATGTTCAAGAACTACACACTTTCCTTTGCTCTCATGGATACCTTGTGGGGAGGCGTCTTGTTTGCTCTTGTGCGCTACGCCCTAAACCGTATTTTCTAAGTGGATTAAATAAATGGATTGTAAGCCCAATGCAATAAGGCTTGTCTCTGTTTTGGCCGACACTCCAAATCCCCTACTTTACAGTTTTTCTTGATAGCGCCTCGATGACGAGTAAAGGCTTTCCAACGGCCAATTTGAACTTCATCTAGCTCAGGAAGT